CGCTTCTTTGTGGCGAACCCCGCTACCGCTGGATATGGCCTGACACTGACCGAGGCCAACACAGTGATCTATTATGCAAATGACTTTAATCTTGAAACAAGGATTCAGTCGGAGGATCGCTGCCATCGTATTGGTCAGAAGAACCCAGTGACATACATCGATCTGATCTGTGAAGATACAGTTGATGAGAAGATCGTTGATTCACTACGAAACAAAATCAACATAGGTGCCAAGGTACTTGGAGAGGAGGCCAGACAATGGCTAACACTGACGCCCAACTCGAGGGCAGCATAACCGTAATCATGGACTACAAGAAAGGTTTGTTGACCGCCGAACAGGCGATTGATCGATTCCGAAAACTAACGGGTTTGAACTACGAGATAGCAAAGACATTCTTGAAAGGGATGAGTCGAGAAAATGTCGTATCGCTTCAGGCAAAGAAATCAGTTCTTGAGTCAAAGCAGACGCAGGAATGATCTGGCTCCTCGTCCTGGTGACCGCCACGGAGATCGACAGGGTCGAAACAAAGATTCTGTCGGGATTTCCAACGGTGCAGGACTGTCACTCGGCAGCGACTCAGATTCTTTGGGAGAACATGCCAGTGAATCAGGAAGCGGTATGCGTCAGGACGGAGACGAAACGTGATCGTAGATGATGATGACATCATTCAAAAACGGTTGGATGCAGGAATGTGTCCTCATTGCTCGTCTCGTAGTTTAGAAGAGCGCCGGTTTGATCTTCGATGCCGTATCTGTGGTCTTGTTATCGGGGGATCACGAGACAAAGAAGACTACGACTTTGACACCACCAACGAGACGGGATCCTTGTCGTGAAACTGGAAGTCACACCCGTCAGTATTCGGGAGGCGAATGAGTTTGTCGAAAACTTTCATCGGCACAACAAGCCTACCGGTGGCGGTAAGTTTGCTATCGGGGCGAGCTACGGCAGTGAACTTGTCGGGGTAGCTATTGTAGGCAGACCGGTGGCTCGAATGTTAGACGACGGCCTAACAGCCGAGGTTACCAGAGTTTGTGTCGTGGATCACGCACCCAAAAACTCGTGCAGTTTTCTTTACGGGCGGTGTTGGCGAATCTGGCAGCAAATGGGTGGCAAGCGCATGGTCACATATACCCTGCAAGAAGAGTCTGGATCTTCGCTTCGGGGCGCCGGTTGGAAGATCGTCGGAGAGGTCAAGCCCACCTCGCAGGGCTGGGATCGCAAGAATCGGAATCGGGACTGGCAACCGATCTACGGGCAACTGAAGTTCCGGTGGGAGGCATGAAAAAGGGCGGCTCACGCCGCCCGATTCCTACTTCTTGTTCTTGCTACCCTTCGGCCTGCCTCGCTTCTTCGGTGCGGCCTTCTTGGGCGCCGCTTTCTTTTTGGCTGGCGCCTGACCCCCGACCCACGCTTCGTTGAACGTGGGCGTCTTCTTGTCGTCGGCTTTCAATCTGCCCTTGTCATCTCGTGCTCTCTCGAACACCTTTGCAGACTCGATGTTTCTTTTGTGAGTCACAAAGGTCGGAAAGAACATTTTCAAAAACTTCTCAATCATGTTGCACCTCGTGTTTGCTGATATGCTTCTCGAATCAGGACGGCCAACTGTCTTGCCATCGACCTGTCCTGTTCCTCTGATATCTGACGTAACATTTCATAGTGTTCTAACGGGACGGCCACGTTACGAAACTTTGCTTTTTGCTCGTCTTTTACCGGAGGTCTGCCTCGCTTTGTTGCCATCTACTTGTCCCCGTTTTTTGGGCGTCCGCGCTTTCGGATGGTCTTCGGTTCGCGATACACCATCGACTCCCCGTCGTACTCCAGCCTCAATTCGTCCACCACCGCCACCAGGTTTGCGATCATCCTTAGATCGTTGTCCTCCAGCATGAACCGAATTGACTTTCCGCGAATCAGATTTAGCTGGTCGTTTACCAGCGATACCATAGACATCCTTGTATCTCCTTACTTCGACTTCGATGTAGTAACCATGGTGACCGTCTCCCCTTCTGGGGATGCTGGCTTGTTCGTCCAGTTCATCGATCACCTTCTCCACTTCGGTGGGTTTGCACACCACCTCCTTCACAATCTTTAACCTATTAGAATATAGGGTGATTGTGTAATCCAGTATTTTATTTTTATTTTGCTTGCTGTCAACAGTCATAGTTGTCTTCAGCTTCGGTATAACCCATGATCTTGAAGATCTGCGTCTCGCCTTTGACAGGCAGCAGGTCTGGATCATCCTCGATTTTTTGAATCGCCTCGCCCATGGTCTCCGCCTCCACGACATAGTAGTGTATGCCGTGGGCGACGAAGTCTTGGGCAATCAGATATTGCTTAGTATGTTTCGGCGCGGAATCTTCGCTCGATCTCATCACAAGTTTTCTCCATGTGTATGTCGATGCAGAGTCTCACGATGTCTGCCACACTGACCTGCTTGTTCGTAAGTCGAGTCAATTCCTCTGACTTGTTCAGCAAAATCTGGTGCTGTCTTTTGCGTAGCATGAGACTAAACATCTTTCCGGCGCCCCCCAGCTTCGTTGGTCTACTCATTTACTTTCTCCTTTCCCAAAGAAATCGCCGCGCTTTTGGCCTGCGTATCTGCGGTCTTGCCGGGTGCCCACCGAGGTTTTGATGAACCAGGCCTCGTGTCTGATTCGAGCCAACTCCTCGGCGAACTCCTCGACTGTCATGTCGGCTGCGCTCTTAATGAGACGTAGATTCTCTGGCGCATTCATCACACAGCTCCTCCGGTAGACTCTCGTCCAAAGCATAGTCAATGTCGTGATACTCGCAGTATCCGATCACTGCATACATCTTCTCGCTTGGTGCATGAAATTCGCTTATCACCACACCCTGCTTGCCATTGTCGTCCACGATAAAACGCAACCAGTAATCCGACACATCATCCGCGCCCCACGCATACAGGCGAGTCGTTAAACCCTCGCCTGATGTCGCGGTCACTTGCCCTGCGACTGAAGACAGGTAGCTCAATGTCCAATCCATATCACTCATCGTAACCCTCCGGTGGCCCATCTGGATCACCGTCTGCTTCGCCTGAGAACTTGCGTCTCGCTTCGTGGTAAACGTCAATCACGCTCTCGCCGTGCTTGGCCGTCCACTCTTCCAGAGTCATGTCGATAGCGTCCTCTTCCATATCCATGATCCATGCTTTTACTTTTCCCATTTCTACCTCCGTAGATTTTGAACCAACAATCTGTGCAAAGGAGGCTTTCACCATCCTTTGCATCAGCCTTCTCGCCACACTTGTGGCATCTGCTAACTGGTAGCATAAAAACGACCCCTTGCTCTCTCGCCATCGAGTGCAATAACCAATCTGTTGTAAGCAATCCTCGCGGCCACCGAATCACGATCCCCTTCAATCTCTCGCTTCAGGGCGGGTAAGATGGCAAGAATGTGCTCCTCACGCAGGGCGACCTTGTAGGCGTCGAACTCATCGAACTTGCACTGAATGGCATATTCTTTTTTGTCAAATGCCTGAACTTCCGGCGTAATCTCATACTTGCCATCAGACTCTTTACGAGCTTCTTCTTCGGTATCAAAGATGTCGAACTCGTGCCAGCCTTCGTCGGGCATGTGAACGTGCCAGACATACTGACAGTGCACATGAGCCTCCACCGATGTCCGATAGTATTCCTCCTCCTCCAAGGTCTGTTTCAGGAACTCCTCGTCAGGCTTCCAGTCAGGCTGGACTCCATAGGTCTTCTTCATAACCTGATCCAAAGCCTTGTCCGGTGATTCGGCCTCGATCTCCACCGTGTGGTAGGTCTTGTAAACGAAATCCACACCAAACTTAGCCATAGTAAATCGCCTTTCTTCCCTGAATGTACTCCGACAGCGGAACCGGAAATGCATCCGGCTCCTCGTCAGGCTCCATGCCAGACTCGATTTGATTGTGCCGCAGAGCCTGAAAGTCATCCATGATCTCCGACTCGGCCTCCGCCTTGGAGTCAAACAGGGCAGGCTTGTCATCCTCACCGATCCAAGCCTGCCAGCCCTCACATAACGTGTCGAACACGACCACCCACTTCTCAGCCATTGTCTGCCTCCTCATTGAATGGGTCAGGAACCACACTGGTCACGGCAAAATCCGCATTCGCAAGCGTGTCCCAGACTCCCAGATCACGCACCTGCAACTCCGCATCTTGCTCGTTGTCAGCGTCCACCAAATAGGTGTTGGTGATCACCATCGTCACTTCGTACCTCATGCCGGAACACCCTCCCATTCGTCTGCCTTGATTAGCTCGACCTCTTGTTCGCAGTCGGAACACCATTGCGAAATGTCATCATCTAACCACGCTTTGCTTCTGTTGCAGAAAAAGCGGTTGGCGTGCCAAGCACTGCCACCGCACTTCTCACAGACATACTCTGTCTGTTCAAAATCAAAACTCATCAGTCCATCCTCTCGCCATCGACATACTCGGCGTCCGGCCACTTGAAATCAAAAGCGTCGGCGTCTTCTTCATGTGTCGGCTCATACTCGTCAGACCCATCGTCTTTGTCCCATTGCACATGCAGCAGTCCCCACTTGATGTAGAAGTTGTGTGCTGATTTGATATCACGCGGCGCACCCTCCTTGTCTGTGGGCCAACCCTCAATGTGCTTGGGTTCCCAGAACTGTGTCCTACTGACACGATATTCGGCTTCGATAGTCTGTGACATCACTCTATCTCCTGAATCAAAGTCAAATCGTAATCCGACACAGGGCCATCGCCCCAGTCCTTGCGGTCTGTCTCCTTATGGAAACCCACGTTGTAGGCCGCAATCTCCGAGACACTCATGCCCTCAGATGTGACGGTCTCCCACCGCAAAAGATTGCCCCTCTTGTCATGAACAGGGCAGTTCCAATGTGGATTGTACTGGCGACCATAATACCTGTCCGCCGAACCACGATCCTCTGGACTACCATGCTTGGGACGGCCATCGTCCCGATAGTGATAATGAATGTCAGTCATCAGTCGCCTCCTGCCGTGCCACATCTTCAGCGGTTGAAATCGCATCAGCCATGCGTGACCAGCCGTCATCAGGTTCGGAACTGCCAAGCACACATATGTCGTATAATTTTGTCAGCGCGTCCAAAACCTCTTCCTTGGTCATGACCTTTTTCATCACACTCTCCTCCACAACTTGATTTGAGACACATGAATCAGATTGAGCTGGGGCCGACTCGACCATGCATGACCAGCAGGGTCAGGGTCTAACTCGTCATACACATGCTCGTGAATGCACTCGCCACAATAAACACTGGAGCCATCAACATAGATGCCCTCCTCGTCACACCATTCATTTTCACACTTCATCTTCATCCTCCATTACATGACGAAACTTGATCCCCGATCCATGGCACTCGTCACATGACTCAACTGTGCCATACTCGGTAGGCTCGTAACCATGTCCGCAACACCAGTCACACCACAAGGTGTACTCGACTCGCGAACCACGAACCTCGATGCTTTTCATTGAGAGATCAGTCATCCTGTCCCTCCTTCTGACGGTAATACTCCTGACCGTCGTGATACTTCCCGCCAGTCCAAAACTTATCGAGCCGCGCATCAAGGTGACTAAGCTCACGACTCTTGAAACCATGCTGGCTGTCATAGCCAGTCCCGATGCGAACCTCGCCACCAGTCAACTTTGGTGACGAATAGTGGAACAGGCGACCGCCATACATCCCACCATCGATCCACGGCGAGTGGATCGTAACCTCATTCTCTTCCAACCAATCCCGCATTTCCTGATCGGGATACATGAAACAACCTTTGAACGTCTTTCTATATTCAGTCATGGCTTGCCTCCATTACGTTACGATTGGCGGCACCACGCTTGATGGCACGCTCGACTAGCTGAACGCCACGCGCATAATTGTAGGACGAGCCGTCACCGGCCTTGTTGATTTGGTGGGCAACCACCGTGCCACGATCATCAGTGACGCAGTAGAACTCACCCTTCGATCCAACAGAGCGAACCGTGTAGCGGTAGCCACTCTGTTCTGGGTAGGTGACGACAGTGCCATCACCGATGATTGTGCAATTCGGATTTACAAAATCGAACATACTTACCTCCATAGTAGATGCTATATTCAAATGACAGGCATACGCCGCCTGCCGAAACGTCTGCTATTCACGATGAGAAAAAACGCGATTCCTGAATCTCCGAGGAGAATCAGTACAAGGTAAACAGTACCAGTAAGTTTGTTATATCGTTAAACAACATATAACGCAACACCTAATATATGTATGTGGAGCAGGGGATTGGCACGTTTGTCACGCTTATAGGTGTATTTCCTGAAAAAAAAAAACAAAAAAAATTTTCCAGAGAAGTGTGACAAGTGTGACAAGTGTGACAAGCGAATCACGACCATTGATTTGATTAGAAAAAACCAGATTGAAATTTGTCACGTTTGTCACGTTTGTCACGGTGCTCGGCTGGTCGGAGGACTTTTACCTATATACTGGTTGTGGGAATAAATGCGAAATCTTGATATAAACGGGGGAGAAGTGTGACAAGTGTGACAAATCTGGAGGAGAAGTGTGACAAACCTTGAAAAGGTCGCGCAGGATATAGAAGAAGAGTCCGGCAGGAAGCTAACAAACAGACAGCGAGAGTTTGCTAGATACTATGTCGAGGGTATCTATTCTAATGCCGAGTGTGCTCGGAAAGCTGGCTACTCTAAGTCTTGCGCTGATGTGATGGCGTCTAAACTTTTGAACGGCAGATATGCTCCGCACTTGGTCGAGTATATACAGGAACTAAGACAGGAAAGAGAGCGCCGCTATGGCGTGACTGTTATCGGCCAGCTTAAACGCTTGCATGATTTGTCAGCAGGGGCTGAAGATGCCGGACAGTTCTCCGCTGCAATCAACGCTGAAAAGATACGATCTGCCCTTGGTGGTTTGACTGTCGATAGGCGAGAGAACATTCACCAGCTTGACGACCTGTCGCGTGAAGAGATTACAGCTCGACTCGCGCAACTTCGTAAGGAGTATCCACAGGCATTCATCGAGGGTGAGTATGTGGAGGTGAAGAGTGGCGGGGCCGGAGAAGAACTTCTGGAACACAATCAAGAAGAATCTGCCTAAAGGTTGCTTCTCGACTCGGATTGAGAATCGACATGGTGGTGGTGTGCCTGATGTGCATTTAGCTTGGTCAGGACTTGTGTTCTGGATGGAATTAAAGGTAAGTAAAGCTAATGCAATAAACCTGTCACCTGAACAAATAGCGTGGAATACCGCTTATTCGCGTTCTGGAGGCCTATCATTCATCTTGGTTAAAGGGGCGAGGACGGGCGACCTATTTTTATTTGAGGGCGCCAGAGCCTCGGAGATCGCCACTGCGGGCCTGCGGGCCTGCGCCTTGTATCAAGGATCGTGCTTCGAGGAGCTGTGGTCTGCCCTGCGGGCCTGCGGGCCTGCGGATTTTGTATAATCGAGGGGCCTGCGCCCCTGCGCCCTGCGCCCTCGTTGTAATAGTAGGGCACAAAAAGGGGCGACTCCTCTCGGAGTCTCCCTGTTCCTATTTGACAGCTTCGACTATGGTGGTGACGCCATTGCCTGGCGTATAGCAAAGCAGGCAGTCTCGGCATTTTTGCCCCGTGCAATTCTGCGGCGCCGCGCTATCTGGCGATACATTGTTAAACGTCCGATCAAAAAACTTTGGCGGCGCGTCCATTACCGAATCAATGCGCGGGTTGCTGTAAATCAGAATCAGATTGGCCGGCTTTTCGTGCTCGGTGTAAAACTTGCGAATCCAACCTTTGCGCTTTGTCCATAGGGCAAACGTGCAATGCGGATT